ACAGACGTAGAAGGAGTAGGATTCTAAAATGGGATACTTCAGAGAACTATCTAATTTTGAATATATTTCACCTTTATCTGATCGCAATAAAGATAACGAATATATTCTAGCAAAGAACTTATTCAGAAGAATCAAACTAGTAGATGACTTTCAAAACTCAACTACTAACTTTCAAAAGTATTATATCAAAGATGGTATGAGACCAGATCAAGTTGCACTTGAACTGTATGGTCTTTCAACTCATGATTGGGTGGTTCTTATCTCTGCTGGAATCACTAATGTGAGAAATCAATGGCCATTATCTGATCGTGATATCTATGATTATGCTCAGGCAAAATATGGTGTTGATGTTAATATGACTCGCTTCTACGAAACTAAAGAAGTAAAAGATAGTAAAGGTAGATTGATTATGCCAAAGGGGCAAATTGTTGATGCATATTTCAAATCACCAAAACCAAAAGTAGATACTGCACCAACATCATCATATGTTCAATTTTGGGACAGTGGTCTTGATACAATGATAACAAAAACTGATATTACATCTCCAGTTACTAACTTTGAATATGAAACTAGACTAAACGATGAGAAGAGAGGAATATTTGTATTAAGACCGTCTTATCTACAGCAGTTCTTGTCTAACAATAGAACTCTTATGTTATACGGAAGTTCTACACAAACAATAAGTAGAAAACTTAAGAGAGGAGAAAATATTAGACTCTGATCACCACAATAGATCTAGTTTCTTATCAAAGATCATAACGTATCGATGTTTACGAGATCTATCTTTCCACTCACCCTCGGATCCTCTGACACTTCCTCTGGAGTGTTTAGTTCCGTCTGCAAAGTAGAAATCTTTTTTTGGTTCTGATAGACCGCAATACCGAAAGTTACAAGCACGATAAATTGTGCCAGAATGATGGTCACTATCAGCGTATGAGATAATCCCCCTAACGCTGGTCTCTTTTCTAAGGCGTCTAATCGCTTTTGATACGAACCAAGAAGTGATATTATACTCGTTTTGCTGAGTAGACGGGTGGATGCAGAGTCGTGATAGTTCAAAAAGTCCATCTTGTTCATGACGTTGTAATCCAAAAGCACCTTGTGCAATTTCAGGAACAGGAAGACCTGTAAAAATACAGATTCCCTGAATACCACCAATGTTTAGTGGACAAAAATCATTGTTTTTGTATAGACCATAATTATAACCAGACTTAAAGGTTTTGGAAACATCCTTCAAATAATGAAACCGCAGAAGTAACTCTGCGGCTTCGGATTTGGTTACACGTTCTATAGTGTAATCAGTCTTCACTCTTCGGCAAGTTTAGCGAAGTATGAGAGAGCATCATCATCTTCATCAGAAGAACTGGAAGTAACAATGTCCTCTGCATTGAAGTCGCCAGGTGTAGAAGTTACCTGAGGGGCAGGACCACGGTTAGAAGCACGGAAATCTTCCTCTGCCTCAACAGTTTCCTGATCTTGGAAACGAGGGGTGCCCTTGTTGCCCAGAACATAATCAAGACGCTTCTTCAGTGCATCATAGTCCTTAAACTGATCGGCAGCAGTGAACTCAGCGAGAGAGTTCTCTTTCTTCCAGATTGCTTCCATTGCGTCATCGTCATCCAAGAGTGCGCCTTGTGCAGCAAACTCAGAAGAATCGTAGTTACGATAACCTGCAACGTTCTTTGCCTTCAGTTTGAAGTTGGCACCCTGCCAGAAGTCGAACGGATCGATTGCTTCCTCGTCCTCAAACTCAGGTTGCATTGCAGCAGTCAGTTTGTCAAAGATCTTCTTACCATACTTGTAGAGCATCACTCTACCCTCGTTCTGAGGATTGGTAGGATCCTTCACAACATAGATGTTGCTGATATAGGTGAGTTTACGCTTCTGCTTACGTGCAGCATCTTTACCTGCATCTGTGCCATTGTTCCACAGCAGAGAATTGTACTCAGACACGGGATCTTTCTGTCCCAGACTAGTCAGAGAGTTCTCAATGTACCAACCACCAGGACCTTGGAAGGCGTGGGAGTAGAGTTTCACGAATGGCAGATCTTCGCCATCGGGAGCAGGCAGGAAACGGATAACGGCATAACCATTGCCACTCTTATCACATTCCAGTTTCCAGAGACGGTCATCACCAGAACCGCCAGTATTATTCATTTTTTCAACTTCCTTAACCAGTTTTTGGGTAAGGGATCCCAATTTAGATTGCTTCTTAAGGTCAGCAAAAGACATTTAGATTTCCTCGGATTTTTTGGATTTGGGGGATTTACTTGGATAGTATAGCGAAGTTTTGCTCAGGTGTCAATATAGTCCTTGAGCGATTCAATGGTTTTATTCATACTATCGAACAGTAGATTAAGATCGGTTTCAGGGGGAAACCCCATCATAGCAACCGACTTACGTAGGTTCTCTTTCATCTCAACCGCTTTGGGGTCGTCCGAAAGAGATAACCTAGTATACATCACTCTCTGCTTTTCTAGCAACGTTGCTAGTTTTTCAACTTTATCTATCCTTGCATCGCGGTCCATAGAACTGAAGGCAAGGAGAGATCCATAGATCTCTTCCTGGAGTGTATTAATCTCCTTCAACTCTTCTTGTATGATTTCGGAATCGAAAAAATTACTCATGAACTATTGACCGTAATACTCTTTTATATTGGAATACATCAATATTTATGAAGGGATTATATTTTTTAATTTTAAGACTCACAGTTTCCCACACAGGATCATCCAATCTCTTATCCATAATAGATACGAAATCAAAGATCTTATTAAAGATTACCAGAGTTTCTAGACTAGTCCTTCCACCAAGATATCTTTTTAGAATTACTGGATGCCCTTTGGAACAACTGAAGAGTTCTTCTAATTTTCTCTCCGAGAGTAATTCGTTGCTTTGTTCTTTGAACAAGTAACTCAAACTCTGCTGTCGTTTCATCCACTCGGCGTATGTTCTTTCTCCAGAATTGATAATTTCTCCAATCCATAAGTTCTGTGGGTTGTCGGTGGAAACAAAATTTGCTAGTAGAAAATCTACTACTTCCTTATTAGAATATTTTCTAGAGGTTTTTTCAAACCAATACTTATCTTTCCTCTTATTAAATGAGGATACAGTAGCGCGAGATTTTCCCCCATACTTAAAAAAGTCATATTTACGATTAGTAAAATGACTCTTCATAGAAAGATATGTTTGGTAGGTCTCATATGGTGTCACTTTCAGCATCTGCAAGATCAATTTTTTCAATACAATCAACGGTCACACTATGTTGACCAACACGATACCAATGGTGTATTACACCACAAATATCAGGTTTTTCTCCAAGATACTCTAGATTATCGCTTTCATTTTCACGCAACCATGCTTGTAGGCGATGGTGCATTAATTCATCGCGAGAAATCATAGAGGTAATTTTGCTCTTGAAGTTTTCTTCATAAAGTTGAGACGAATAGCATCCCACTTGAGACGTTCTTTCAAAGATTTTGAAACAAGTTTCGTTACCGATTCTACCTCAAGTTCGTTTATTTCACAATAGTGAACAATAGCATCAATATAATTAAATTTCTCTTCAGCAACAATTTTTTCAATCTCAAGAGCAAATTTTGAAGGTGTTAAAAATTTATTCTCGATTACCTTTTCTAGTTCCTTATTTGGTTCCATAGAGCTCCAGTTTATCTGTAACAAACTTTCTAATGTATTCGGTGAGAAGTTTGATGTACTTTGATTTGTCTCTTTCTTCGTAGACGACGCATTCTCCATTTTCACAAGCCATGATGATTACAAATTTTTTAACTGGAATACCAGTCATTTCATACAGCATACAACCATATGCTGCACATTGGACAAAATAGTTTTCGATCCAATTTCTTGGTTTCGGTTTTTTAGAAGTCTTAAAGTCAATTATTGCTAATTCACCCTCGTATTCTGCAATACAATCGACGGTTCCAGCAATACCTAACTGCTTACTATATAGGGAAGTTTCCAGAGCATGAATATTATCAATATTATTTAAAGTTCCCTTAGAAATCTTAAATAAAAAATCAGAAATAGGACGAACTTTTGGAAGTTTTTCATTCTTGAGATGATACTCTACAAGAGTATGCATATCCGTGCCACGACCAGTTGCAGCCTTTGTGACACGATTTGCCTCTTCATCACCAACCTTCTTACGCCACTTAACAAAGATTTCTTTATTATAATGACTAGTCACCGAAGTAATAGAAACTAGTTTTAAGAGTTCTTTTTCATCGGGAACAGAATAGTATCTGACTCCATCAATAGTCTCCCTCTCAAGTTGAGGGAGACTCAAATCAACATGATTAAACATTAAAAACCTGCATCTATTTTTGCAACTAGATATTCTTTACATAGACCAGAACGAACAATATCATCAAGACCAAACTCAATAATATCAAACGATGGCATTGCTCTAAGAATTCTCATAAAATCGATAATACCGTTTCTTTCGTTAGTTTTTTGCAAATCAGATTGAGTTGCATCACCACAGAAACAAATACGGGTATTCTCGCCAACTCTTGTAATTATACTATCAAGTTCATGAAAATTCAAGTTTTGAAATTCATCAACTATCACAATAGCATTATCAAGAGTTGTTCCACGGAGAAATGACGTGGACCAGAACTTAATTGTTTCCTGTGCTTTCAGATTACCATACAGCATCTCAAAATCGGAATCACTAGGCATCTGGAACATGTATTTAACCATGTTCTTATAAGGAATCTGATAGATATCAGACTTATCTTCATAAGTTCCAGGAAGGAATCCAATCTCTCTAGTAGAGACAAGAGAGCGAACCAGATAAATTCTCTCGTAAGGAGTATTATCGTTTAAAACATCTTGAAGAGCCTTATACAGAGCAATGAATGTTTTACCTGTCCCAGCACAACCATAACCAATAAGATGTTTCCCCTCTGCATACGAATCAAAGAATCTTTTTTGATTATCTGTTAATGGATCAATATCAACCAATAAATCTGTATTGATTGGTTTTTTTCTTCTCATTTGCTTGGCAGTCATGCCAATTCCAATAGGGGAGTCGTTCTTTCTCTTTCTAGTTGGCATAAGTTACTTAGATCTTTTTGACAGTTGAACCAGGTGCTTTTGATGCCTTAGCAAGCACATCATTCCATCCAGGATTTTTATTGACGAGTTTATCTCGCCACTCTCCAACCTCTCCAGGTTGAGGACAAGTTGATGGATCTGACCAATCTCTTTTCCAAGTAGGATTGTCATCACACCACTGAGGCCAGTCATGAACACTGAGTTTTACTTCTTTTTGTTCGCCGGTCTCTTTATTGACTACAGGATAGGTTGCCATAATTATGAATGATATATTTTTATTTAGACCCACCCAAGTGCTTCAGCACAGGTTGGGAATTGTTCCAAGAATACTTTCTTACAACCTTCTGCAAGATCCATATGCTCTTTCTGAGTACCATTAGCAGTCCTCAGATTTATGTAATGAATCCACGAACGACAAGAACCGGACATATAGATTTTGGTGGGCGTTGCTAAAGGAAGCACAAAACGAGCACATTCTTTTGCAATACCAGCATCAAGCATCTCTTGATAAAGTTTCATTCCTTCGTCAAAATGTTTTTGCATTTTGATCTGGAACTCTTGACGGACAAACGGGTCAATATCATCAATAGAATTCTGACGATTCTTGGTGTCTTGTCTGCGTAGTTCAGGTAGAGGGATCGTCTCCGCGAGTAAGGAAGAATCAGCATAGCGTTGTGAAAATTCTTGATATGTGAATGAACGATGTCGAAGCACTTGAGCTGCTACACCCCTGGTAGTTTCAAGTTCCAGAGTCATAAATGCCTGCTCAAACACAGACCAATGATTGTGTTTGATACAGTAACCCAACAGTTTTGCATAGTTGGGATTTTCCTGATTGTTTGGATTTGACACACGCGCAACGTATGCCATCATCTTCTCCGCATCGGGAGTGACGCTAATTAGTTTTACACTCATTCTTCGTTCAAATCACTGTCTTCAAAGACTTCATCATAGTCATGGAGATACCTCGCAACTTCATCGTATTTCACTTCCTGGGTATATGCGTCTACATCAGAATAAACTTCTGCTTTGAGTCCATCTACTAAAAGTTCTAGATTGCGGACGATGAGTTTGAGTCTTTCTTTGTCCATGATGAAATGTCCTTTCACCATATTATAGCATAAAAAAGGAGGGCATATGCCCCCGATTTTAAATTAATTTGCTAATAGAATTTTACAAATTCTTTTACATGTTCCTTGGTCTTCTTCGCATTCAATTAAACAGTCAAAGTAGTCATTTACCAAATCCAATTCTTCATTAGATTTAGAAAGTGCATTTTCGATATGCACCCATTCTGCTAATTGATTACGGGAAATGCGATTATGCATTTTCACCTCCATAGATTTTGATACCATAAGAAGGAATTACTTCATAGGCTAGCCTTAATTCTATACTATGTAGTCTACTTTGTGTTAATTCACTAACATTTGTTAATTCATTACGTAAAGACAAAAAAAGAGAGGGTTTGTAACCCTCTCCGTAATGTAAGTTAATGAATCACTTAGTATAAGTACGACCACGATAGCAGAATGTACCGTGCGACTCTTTATTTTCTACACAACGTGTATCATACTCAACACCACGATATGAGGTGTGAAGAATTTGTGCGTTATGCAGTGCAGATGCCTTGTTGATCTGCTTTTTTACCATTTGAAGGGTGTTCATTGTCAGTCTCCTGAAGTTAGGGTTTTTAATCCCCGTTCCTTCAGTCGTGTGCGTCCCATGGATAACATTCAGGGGTTGATTCCTTCATGACCTCAATCAATTCCACCTTATATTCGGTAGGAATATTCTCATTTGCTCTCATCCGAATCATAATTGAATCGGCTTGAGCACATGAGAGTGACGTATAGAATAATAGTTCTAACATGGGATGAACGACTCCGTTCCGCGACTTACTTGCGTCCGATTTCTCGGATGAACGACAGGTCTTATTATAGACCTCATACATTATTTAGTCAAGTGCCTTGATATTATTGACTACTATAAAAAAACTTTATGGAGTGAAAATTTTGCCGGAGTTTTTTACGCCAATATATGGAATTAAAGGTCGGTTTTCATTTCGGTTCCTTCAATCACCTCTTCAACACCTTCAACTAGTTTTTTAATGATTTCTTCATTACCATCTAGTTTTTTAATCTCGAACAAAGAAGATTTCATATACTTTTTTAGTTTTTTATATTTTTTCACCACCTTCTGCATTTCATCAGGATCGATGTTTACATTTAAGGGAACTGATTCTTCACTCATCGTTTTTTACTTTCTTTTTTTGGTTTAATACCCCATAGTTTAGGATTTACTCTTCCTTCAGATTGGGTCATGTTAACAAAATCATGTTGATAATTGTCCCAGTAATGATCAAATATATCTACCTTCTTAGGAGCAGTAACAATATCAAACTTAGTTATCCCATCTTGTAAATACTCGACGAGATATGCAGTATATGGAAGACTACGATCTTCTCCTAATTTGGGATCACAGTCTGAATGAAGAATTTTCATATTAAGCGCGTCCACCCCACTTAATATCAGGATATGCTTGACTCACAATTTCTTTAGTAATTTTATATTTGGTCTCAAGTTGTTTATCCTTAACAAGACAAACAATCTCTGCTTCCAGGGGATGCAAACCCTGAAGAAGGTTGATAAACATCGTTTCTCTACGAATAGAACTCAACGAATCATTACCACCACGAATGAAATTGTAGAACTTGTCATACTCTTTACGGATAGATGAACGTCCTTGATCCTGAGATCCAAGAGAGTTTGATCCAAGTTCATTCATCATTCCAACAGCATCATTGATTTTCTCACTGACGTTTCCGCTGAAAGAATTTTGTTCTCCAACGCTGGCATAAGGAACTTCACCTGGAGGGAGAACAGATACAAGACTCTCATCAAAATTCCAAATGAGTAATGATTTAAGCGATGCGTGTTCGTATTTTTTAAGAACTTCGACTTTTTTTGCTTTTGATCTTTGCTTTGAGGCAAGTTGAAAAACCTCAAATGCAAAGGGATTAACTGCCAATTCAGTAGTAGCAGTTGATTTAGATTTTACTGTGGGCATAACTTAGAATGAATAAAAATTTTATTAGAGATCAATCCTCTTCTTCTTCAGATTCGTCTGTAAAGAAACCTTCTTCAAAACGGAGAGCGAGAACTTCGTCGGGAACAACATTACCATGCTCATCAAAGAATTCTGGGTGCAGTCTGGGAGCATCTTGGTAATTCATAAGATATTCGCGGGCAACCCAACCACCAATAATACCCACTACTAAAAACAGAAAAGTTAAAAATGAACCGAAAACTAAACTTACTGCTAACATTGTTCTACTCCGAGAAACTACTTAATTTTCTTTGTCCAAAAAGAAAATTCAAAATAGATGTTTACTTCTCGATTAAAAAAGCAAACCATCTTATTTAAAACTATCTGAAATGGTTTTGGTTGCTTCTTTTTCCCCCCATTGAGAATAAATTCAATACCACGATTGAGGTGGTCCTTGGTTTTATTTATGTCTTCTTCAGACGATTTGTTGTTCTTTAAGGAATCTGATTGTGTCAACACATCCTCCTAACTTTCGATCATCACAGAGCACTTGTGGGAATGTAGAACCCTTACCAAATTTATCATAAAACTCCTCACCTGTAAACTCCCTGCCGAGTTTATACTCAACAAATTGTTTTCCAGTCATTTCTAGCACCTGCATTATCTTATAACAATACGGGCATTCATTTTTTGAATAAACTAAAAATTTCATAAAAAATAGTTAGATAATATACACCTTACAATATAAACTCTAATTTGTCAAGGAGTTGACAGAGTGTATGAATCTAAGTAGAATACCTTTGTTAGGGTTAAAGGATGACGTTTAGCTTTAAGATTCAGAGTTATAAGAATCTACTGCTTCTTGAATCCAAGCAGGAATTGGTCCAATAGTAGTTCCACCTGTGATAGTCCTTACAACTCCGCGCTAAATTCTGCGGTAAAACCTTCCCATGATGGTACGAATGAATGTGTTGATGACCAAGTTGATGCAACTTGAAAAAGAAATCTATTTCCAGACACACTATTCCATTCGTAAACGTTTGGACTACTTTGAGTTGTATTAAAGTTTGACTGAAAATTTGTAAAAGTTCCGCCAGCAGTTAATGTTGGTGCAGGTGATGCTCGCATAGGCACTGGACATTCTACTGCAAAATTTGCAGATGTATCATGTCTTTTATACCCCATAATCAGACGTGAATTAGAAAGTTTAAAGAAATATCTCTGACACAAGGCAAGTTCTTCACCATAAGAACGATGTTCAAATTCAGTAGCGTTTCTGCCTTTCTCTAATTGAAATCCAGTCCAATAGTTTATTCCAATATGAGAATTATTTCTACCAATTAATATTGAAAGGTATGTAGCAGTTGCTGGAACATCTGGACTAATTGCAAATTGACAGATTACTTTTTCCCAATTACCAGATCCAGAATATTCTTTAATAACTTTAGTTGTTATATATGTTCCACCAGTAAGAGAACTTGACCATCTTGCTCTAACAATATTAATCCAAGATGTATCTGTCCCATCACCCTTTACCCAAAATGAAAATGTATAAATTTCTCCAGGAACAAATGGTGACTCACTCCCAGTGCGATTTAATTCAATTGGTATATTGATTTCACTATGTCCATTTTTACCTGTTGTGTCTCTTTTTAATGAGTAAGTAAATTCATTACTAGGAACATCTGTTGATTGTGAAAAGGTTGCACCAGAACCACTGTTAACATTATAAATTCTAAACATATCAGCAGTATAAGGTCTGCTAGAATAATCTGCAGTAATTGAAGTTCCTCTTTGCCAGATTTGTAATTCACCATTGATGATCAAATTTTTGCGACCAGCACTTACAAGGTCTCGTGCTTCTTGAACTGTTTCTGCTGATACAAGTTCAGAACCCTTAAGACCAAAACGACGACCAAGTTCTGTTAGTTTCTCTCTAACATTAAAGGTAGGTTTACTTGCTCTGAGTGCCATATTATTGCTCTATTATAAATTCGTTTTGTGCTGTTATAGCAGTCGTTACTGCCGTAGTATTATTATTTATTCTACGTAATCCCTGGAAATCTGATCTACCTGATGAGGTTCCAACGTGTAGAAGATTAGTATCATCATCAAATGCTAATGCAGTCACAGTGTCTGATGAACCATATAAGGTTGCCTTAGCATTCTCTTGGAATAGAACCTTCTCGTCCTCATACATCTTCTTGATTTGTTCTGGTGATGGTGCTGATGCACTCATTCGGAACAGTGCTAAAGATGATGTAGTTGCTGGTCTAGATGAATTGGGTCTTTCTCCAATCCAAGTTGACGCTGATGTATTAGTCAAATTTTTACTAGACGATGCTGTACCATTAACTTCACCGTTTAAATATGCTTTTACAGAAGTTCCACTTCTGACTAAAGTGTAATGCATCCACTGACCAGTTGCTGCTTTAGTGCCTGTAACAGTAACAGTATCATAACTACTAAATGCAGATTCTGCAAGGAATGCTGCTAAATTAGTTGAGTTAAATTCAATTTGAATAATTTTTCCACTACCCCAAGTTCCAGTTCCACCATCTCCTCTGTGTAAGAAACATTCTGTTGGGACTGATCCACTAGGAGTTTTAAACCAGAACATAATACTAAAATCACCAGTTCCAAAATCCAAACCAGAGTTATAAGGTTGTTTCAGATAGTTACTAGCACTAAACCCACTATAAGCAATCAAGTCTGAACCAGTCGCAACGACACTCTTGGTGACTGTTCCGTAAACTGCGAGTCCTTTGTTGTTTACTGAACGGTCTTCGTCATCAACTGCTCTAACAATAAAGTTGGAAACATTAAGGGTAATTGCGTTTGCATATATCAATAAGACATCATCATTGGTGGTTTGAGCAGTAAATGATCCAGTTAATGTTTCTGAACTTCCATTATTTTTATTCCAGTGAGTAAATTCTGTATCATTTTGACCCGAAAGACCATTTTGGTGTACAATTTTCTGTCCATATGCCGAATTATCTGTTACTGCGTTATTATCCCAAGTCATTGAAATAAAATACGTTTGACCAACAGTTAGATTTGGCATTGCAAACATAACATAACCATTAACACTTCCAGAATTATCAACCATCTGCCAGGAAGTATCTCCATCATCATAAGTTTCTGATGTAAGTCTTGCAGTGCCAATTTGGGTAAAAGTGCTGGCAAGATTTGTATTGATAGTCAAAGACTCAGCAGTTGTATCAGATAGGAAAGCACCTTTGCAATCTCCGTGCATCCATCCAGTGTTGTAGTCTGATGCGACAAAGGCAACTAAACTTTTTTTTGCAGGATCAAATTCTTCCCTATCAAACAATGTCAATCCATTAATAATCTCACTGTTACCGTTCTCATCAAACGCAAATGCACCCTTTGTGATTAACTTTCCTCCATTGCCCATATTTCTTCCTAGTAATCTAATTTCACCACTAGAAAATCCAGCATGAGTTCCTACTGGATAAATTACTCTACCATTTGATGTACTACTATATCCTCCATAGTTAATATCAGATGAAGGAATATCTACTTCATACACCACCGAAGTGTCTTCCATATCATATAAAAGTTTTCCATAATCACTGAAAAATACATTATTAGTTACTGTATAAGGAGAATTTTGAGTTAGGTCAACAACATTCCCATCATCCTTAATCACACTTACACCACCTTCAGTCCCAACAGCAATGGTAGGAACAGGAAGTCCAGTAGCACTATCAATCGGTGCGTTTGGTAACACAGTCATTGCTACGTCGTTGATAGTGCGGTCAACAATTCCTATGGTCGAGTCTAATGTGCGACCTGTTGATGATTGTGAGTTTCGCTCTAAAAAATTACCTAAACTCGCCCTATGACCACCACCAGAATTTGCTGTGGCCCAATCCTCACAATAATCTTTAAGAAGGAAAACTAACCTTAACCGTTGATTTGTAACATTACCACCCACCGCTAATATACCATTTTTAGCTGATAGAGTTCCTGGGGTAGCTCCACTAATCCAACCTGAAGAACCATCAAACACCATCCACATAGGAAGGTCTGGGTCATCACCATCATAGATGGTTACATTAGATGCCGTAGCAACAATCACAGCAACAGCAGGAAACTCTTTTCTACTACCTCTAGTTGCTGTATTCAATGTTTCATTATACCAAGAGGTGTGTTGAGTTCTCTTTCTCCATGCACCACCATCAGAGTCTTTAGAGGTATCGTATATGAATACGTCTACGGCAGTGTCAGAGATTGTTGAATCAATCGCAGCATAATCAAGTGATTTAAAGGTTGATATGCCAGAAGTAACACTAAGGTTTCTACCGATTAGAACATCACTCTGTGCAGTTATAATACCAACCGAATCAATATTAGTTACATCTTCGTAGGTTAATGTTCCACCAATACTTACATTACCAGTCGCAGTAATATCCGTAACTGTAATACTTGGGGAACCAGTTAGATTAGTAGCAGTTCCAGAAGTATTGCCAGTTACATCACCGGTAATATTTCCAGTTACGTTTCCAGTTACATTACCAGTTACGTTTCCAGTTACATTTCCCGTAACGGCACCCGTTAAAGGTCCACTAAAAGTTGTTGCCGTTATCATTCCAGCAACTACGGCACCAGTATCGGCAATAGTAACTGTACTTAAACCACTTCTATTGGTTAGACTATTTACACGAATTTCCGATGACATTTTATATTATACTTTTAATTATATTTATGAGTTGGTTGTATAGGAACCACAGAACTAAACAGGTTTAGGTGACGATATACATAATAGATATAGCATATTCATTACCTGCAGCGGGTAAAAAATAACCAGTGGCGTTGTGAGTTAAGTTTATTTTAGAGGTAGATTCAGCAATCTGATAAACTAATGGCCAGTAATAATGTGCTTGACCGTTTATATAGAGAGTAACAGTCCCACCTCCCCTTGCATCAGAAATGTTATTTCTAACTGCAAAAGGTAAATTAATTAGTGTGCCACCTACTGGACTACTTACTGAAGATACTCTTATTTGTCCAGTAACATACACCATTCTTCCAATTTTTGTATAACTCAAGGTGTCATAACTTGAGTTCATTGTAACTGTTCCACTAGTGCCCATTGTTATAGATGCTGAGTAAGTTCCCTCCTCATAGTCATCAAGAAGCTCACTTTGCATTCCACCAGCATTACCAGCAGCAGAGAAGTCAATACCTTTACCAGATGCTATTACAATATTCTCAGCGAGAGTAAGTTCCCCCTTATGACTTACAGAAAAAGTATCAGTATTACTGTTGTTTCTAATTCTTAGTGCTTTGTTGGTATTTGTTGCCTGCGTACTAAGAGAACGAATAATAATACCTTGAGAAGCATTATCCCTTACTTCAAGTTTAGCACCTGGATTATCAGTTCCGATACCAACCGATCCACCAGTAACATTGATACCAGAAGAGAATGTAGAAGTGCTACTAGAAGTTACATTACCAGTAACATTACCTGTCAAATTACCTGTCAAATTACCAGTAACATTACCAGTTACATTACCTGCTACAGGACCAACAAAATTTGATGCAGTAATAGTTACTCCCGATGCAGAAACATCAGAAGCATTAACCGTTATAGTATTTCCTCCACCTACTGGTTGTATCTGATTAACGTTGAGGATACTCATTATCTACTTTTTATTTGTATTTATCTACACAGCATCTAATCTTGCTTCATGAGAATTAACCAGCACTATAATTACGAACGAGAGTAAATGATCTCGTAGTAATACGAACTGTTGCTGTAACTTGTACTGAACCTGGAATTGTTACCATTAAGACACCATTTTGAAAGAACAAGTTTGGTTGGATGCTGCTATCATTGCCGCTCCCCGCTGCATTTACATTAGGTATATTTGTCCATGATGTATTGTTACCGCTTCTTCTAGTTGATGCAAGTTTTATTCCCGCATAATGATTACTACCAGAATAAGCAAACAAAGAAACATATTCCATTGTTGCTACTGCGCTATTATCTACTCCAGTTGCAGTGCATGTAAATATATTATGAGTTCCTGCGCCAAAACTAGCGACCATTACACTACTTCTAACTACTGCTCCGTCAGAATAACCTTGCTGCAAAATAGCCCCTTTAACATGGAGTCTATCGCTCGGGGAGGTTGCATTTATACCGACATAACCAGAAGAATTTATAGTAAGTCTTGTTTGATCATTGACGCGGAAAAACATTTCGTCATTGTTATGCGTATACCCGACCATTCCAATGTTTCCATCAGCTGTATCTGTAAAGAAGACACTGCTTTGCCCATCAGTATTGCTTTTTATTTCAACCCCCGAATTAGAGGCATGATATACTGACAATTGCCTGGCTGGACTAGTCTCATGGATACCAACATTACCATTAGAATCTAATGTAATACCAGGAGTTGCATTCAAACTAGTGCCAGGTCTTATGCTATACACTCCACTTGAATCACGATATCCTTGAACATACCTGGTGGTATTCGATTCATCAGCATATTCAATAAAAGCCCAATCACCATTATTAGTATTTTGTAGTTTTAGTGCAGCATTACCACCGGCAATATGCATACCAATTGTAGTACCTGTTAGTGATGGATCATTAGTTCCGATACCAACCGAACCATCAGAAGTTATACGAAGTCTTTCTTTTGGTGAGTGAGTATTACCATCATCACCAGCAACACCCGATTTAGATGTTTTGAAAACTAAATCATTAGATCCGTCATCAGCACTATTTCTTACTCCACTAATAGTAGCAAGATATAAACCATTATTTGATAGAGCATTTGATGCAGATGTATCAAATGCAATACCTCCACCGCCACCAACAGCGTTAGATCCAGTTACCTCCATATGAACAAATGAAGGACTGGAAGACATTGCATTTTTGAAATGCATTGCATACAGTGGAGCATTATTGTTTACACCAATCTTACCATCAGAAGTTATACGAAATCTTTCTGTTAAAGATGAGGTATTTCTAATTCTTACTGTTCCATCAACTAAAGATTGAATATAAGCAACATTTGTAGAAAGAGTTCTAAAGTGAAGTCCGCCAATATTATCTGTGGCAGTTGTTCTATCTGACTGAAGTTCAATTCCAGTATATCCAGGGTCAGAAATAGATAACTTATTCGCTGGAGCATCAGTTCCGATGCCGACCAGACCAGTATCACCCATTATACGAATAATTTCTCCAGCACCTTGACCTTCGACGGTCAATGCATTATTAAGACCAACCATTCCGATAGAATACTCATTAAATCCAGAGGCAATGCTTCCACCTTCTCGGAATCTTATTCTGGCATTGCCCTGATTGGCACTATGCATAATAAGATTTTTACTACCATTAATGTTTCCGATATGTAAATCACCTTGCGGATTTGTTTGTCCTATACCAACCGAACCACCAGTGACGTGAATACCAGAACGTGCTGTTACAACACCAACTGAATCAACGTTGGTTACATCTTCATATGTAAGAGCTCCAGCAATATCTACATTGCCACTAAAGGTTGCCGCAGTTCCAACAATATTACCATTAAAAGTTGGTGCGGTTACTTCATTATTAAAAGTAACGGTGCTAATACCAGCATCTGCTTCAATATTATTAACTACAATCTTACTGGTCATATGATCCTCCAAATTCCTTGAATTGTAACGGTATATCCGTCACTTACAGTTATTGTTCCAGCACTAAGTCCATTAGTTCCTGCTGGGATTGTCACATTCTCATCAATTGTTGGTTTATTTGCTTTGATAACACCAAAGGTATCAACCCATTGATTTGCTCTATTGGCAGAGATAACATCTTTAAAATCAAGAGTGTCTCCTGATTGTGTCTGAATAGTATTAACAATTAATCTTGTCATACAATCACCCACTCCCCATTCACAGTGACCTCATTACCTTCAGCAATTACAATTGGTCCTGATGAAAGACCATTTGTATCTGCTGGGATAGTTACATCTTCAGAAATGGTGGTGCGATTGGTTTTAATCACACCATAAGAGTCTACCCACTGCTTATCACCATTGGCAGTAATAGTTTCCTTAAACTCCGTTGTTGAGGAAGTAGAATCAATTATATTTGCCTTGATTGTAGACATCTTAGTTTTTTAGTTATTTAGCGTTTGCCGTCTGGAATGGTGATTCTGCGAAGGCAGCGAATATGTAAGTTTCTCCATTTAGATTTAAGGAATCTTCAGTATCTCTCTGTTTAAAACCATTGGAAAGTAAATCAACATCAAAGTTATTAGTGTCTGCCCAACTGTTATTGGGACTCAGAGCAGTTGTAGTCAAATTTGTAGGTGTTCTTGAAGAATCCCACAACACCCAATGTCCATTAGTTGTTGATGATAACTTAACTAACAAAAATGCAGGTTTGAATCCACAATACACAAAAGGACCATCAGTATTTCCATTTCCAGTGTAACTTCCAAACTTACTGTAACCTTCTATTTCTGCCCAGGCATATAAGATACAACTACCTTGATTAACGAGACCAGATCCATGTGTTAATACTGTTGATGTTGGTTCAACTCCACCCCAAGCTGCTGCATTACCAATAACTGCTGCAGTTGTGTTAAATTGTGCCCAACCAGATGCCCCCCAACTTTGATGATACATATACCAATTTGTTGTATTAGTATGTGGTTTATAAATCCAGAAAGCAGGTTTCTTACCAAGTCCATGTCCAACTGTAGCCGAACTACTACCACCTTGTCCAGTAAATTTAACAATACTAAATCCAGCATCCTGATTAACACTCACCTGTGATGTGAGATCTCCATCACTGTTTGATACTGCGGCACCACCTGCTTTCCAACACCAGGCACAAAATGTTCGACCACTTGTATTTGTATCTCCAGATGAACCAGTCGTAAAACCATTATCATCGAATGATTGTATCCTTATAGAAGATACATTTTCCTGATTGGTATTATTTGAATAAAGAGCTAGACCAGGACCTCTAACTGTATCTGATAGTGTATGATCATCGGCGTTACTTCTACACTTCACCCAGACAAGATCGGGTTTGAATCCAACACCAGTAATTGAATGTCCCTCGTTACCATCACCAGTATAAAGCACAGTCTTAAAGTGATCACCAGGATCAGCAATCGCAGGAGTAGGTAAGTTATCCTCACATAATGCTAGGAAACCAGTTGGGGAGTAATACTTAAACAGTCCCTTACCACTATCATCTGCGTTTGTTCCTGCTGTTACTTGACCAGAGAATGATGGGTTTTGACCAAAGTTGAATGTTTGTGTAGTATTAGCAAAATATGTTCCTGATGTTGGGAAATAAGTATCAGCATATGTTTTTAAATTACTTCTCGCAGGATTTGCTCCAATAGATGGATTGCCTGCTCCTTGCCATGATCCATTTTTAGAGAACCAGACCTTACCACCACTATCATCCATATCAAGTGCAATACCTATGATATCTGTAGCACCATATGCTGCACCCCAACTTACTTGACCAGCTGTTTGTGAATCAGCATGATATAATCTACCATCATCATAATAAGTAACACCAGCATCATCAGATTGTCCTGGAAGAAAACCTAAACGTGCTCCGTTAGTGGAATCATTTCCAGCTGGTCCAGCAACGGATGCACATATGACTTGATTGATTGCATCAACACGCATTTCCCAATACCATTTTCCACTTGAAACACCTATTGTTGCTCTAGAATTATTCCAACCATCACTACCAGCATCACCATATGTTAGATTTCCATTTGAAAGAACTCCACCATTATTATCGATAGAATTCAAAGTAGCAAAGTTATTCTTACAAGTATCAGCAGTTGTTCTAAATGCCTCAATACCTACTGGTGTGTAAGGTTTGGAAACATCAAAACCACCTTTGTATTTTACTATACTATAAAATCTAGCATCAAAAATTCCACCATTATAGTAATAAGTATCACCACCACTATTCGGTCCTCTATAGTGACCACCTATTCTCATGTAATCAGGTGAAGTATATGTCATATTTGAAGAGACTGCAACTGTTTTTGCAGCAACTCCATTTACATAGGTTACAATTCTGGGAGTAGGATTTGCTTCTTTAACTATAGCAATATGACACCATTCATCTTGTGGTATTACTGGTCCATCACTGCTAGAAAGAACTCCCCAACTGCTACCATTATAAGACCAAACATAATAAAGTCTTCCAGAAGGATGAATACTTATACCAATATTTTGATAATCAGTTCCATTACCAAACTGGATTAGGTTTGAAGCACCACTACCAATTGCACCCCTCTTATACCATGCCTCAAAAGTCCATTCTGCAGTGGTTAGATTTATATTATCAAATGCTGTAGAGTCTGCAACCTCAATATAACCTCCAGTGTTTGCAGGAGAATTATAATCAACAAAACTTCCATAAGGACTATGCCCAGAAGTTATAGTTGGTGTTATGCTATTATAAGTTACTGCTGATACTGTTTTAGCAGTACCACTACCTCTGATATCATTAGAATAATCTCCAAAACCACTATCTTTTCCGCCACTAATAAGAGGCAGTGCATAAACAATAGAACCAGTCAGTTCATTTCTGGTAGCAAAAGCATTACCATTTGCAGTAATTGTTCCAGGTGTGACTGTTGATGCTGTTGCAGAAGTTGATGAATTACAGCACAGGAGTTTTGTGTTGGTTACTGCTGTGAGTGGTTCTGTTGGTGCTGTGAAGTTTGCTGTGTAGAGTGCGGTTCCCTTAATAACACGGAAATTGGAAATAAACCCACTAAATTCTTCTGCTGAATTTCTAACTCTTCTACCAACTTCTGCGGCACTAGAACCATCTGAAGCAATTGTTTCTGATACAGTTTCTCCAACACCATCAAAATAAACTTTAATTGTGCTACCTTGTCTAACAAGAGCTAAGTGTATCCATTTATTTAATCTAACTGTTTGTGTAGTATCAACACCAGAACTTGTTGTGTAAATTCTGATTCTACCATTAGTTCTTATTTTAAAATCAAAATTTTCTGTTGAAAAAATATTCGCATGAGTTGCTGATACTGCCGTTTGATAGACAAATGCTTCTACTGTAAAATCACCACCAAAACTAAAATCTGAATTATCAGCAAAACTCAAATAATCACCAGTGCCATCAAATTTAACAGCACCATCAAAACCAAGTGTTCCTGTTTCTTGTCTCAACTGACTCACAAATGCATCAGTAGTTGTAGGAGCACCATTCTGTGGTTGTGGTAAGTCTTCTCCTTTCAGTTTGATAATACTATTAGGATCGCAGTGGAAGTCAGCACCAGGATTAGAACTATCATTCATAGGCAGATAGAATCCATTGACTCCAAATCCACCTCTACGATTTATATCTTTTTTAATCTTTGCTGGTGAATGTGGCATCCACTGACCAGGACGGAAATCAGTTGCGTTTGTAGTTCCAGAAGACATATAACCGTCTCCGTCTTTATGGAAACCAAACACATCTGGGGTGAGTGCCTGACCGTCTACGAAGAAGACATCAAATCCTTGACCTTTTACATAATCTCTATTACTAGCGTTATATTTTCTTGCTAAAACATTATGCTCTTTACCTGCAACATTAAATGCAATACTATCAAAGTTTTTAGCAACATAAGCACCAATTCCACTGCTTGTAGTCGTATCAACTTCTACACCATTAATGTAAATAACACTTCTTTTTCTTTGACTTTCTAATGTAGTGTTTAAGGCAAAAACTATATGAAACCAGTTACCAGTATCTCTATACTTATTGGTAGTATCAAATCCATATAATGTAGAACCAGCACTCAAATATCGCAAAGAATCTGCTCTAAATCCAATTTCTTCTTGCTGGCTACCAGTATTGTGTGCATTAAATATATCAAAACGAGTTGATCCATCAGTTAAAGAATTTTTCTTAAACCATCCAGCATATGTAAATATCTTACGATTACCAGTGCTGGTAGGAGTTCTCTTTAAATATTCGTTTGCCATTATTTCTTACCTCAACCTAAAGTAGTAGAACCAGTGGGGAAATAATCCGTGATTATCTCTACCCAGTTTGTGCCGTTATAAAACTCCAAGGCATTATTAGTGCTATTCTTTCTTATATATGGTGCCGAACCAGTTGGTCTTTGTGCTGTGGTGCCTTGTGGTAGTGCTACAGCACCTGTCTTCTGTGAGATATCAACATCTGTTTTTGGTGCTGTTGATGAGATACCAACTGAACCAGCGGAAGTTATACGAATTCTTTCTAAATTATTAGTTCTTAGAACAAGAGGATGATTCGTTGCTGTTTGAACAAACAAACCATTTGAATCATTAA